CCTGTAGTTCCAACCTCTCTATTAGCTTGGTCTGTAATAGCGCCTGTTTCAACGGATGCAGTGTTAGTTAGATAACTTTGTTTGTGCTCTTTTACTTCACCGCCACGTACCACTTCAAATGTCGCTGTTATTGTTGTGCCTCCTGAGGGAACATCGTACTCAGACACAAAAACATCGTTTGTGCGGCTGGAGCATACACCTAGGGCACTTCCGATTTTATAAAGCTCACCAATAACAAGGCCGTCATCCCAACTTTTTTGCATTGATGCAACTGTTGATGCTACATCTTTAGCTGTCGCATCGTCATTGTCAGCGTTAGGTTCGTCATAGTTGTTAAAGAGCACATTATTATGTGCTGTATTATATATTTTATAAGTTAGAGTGTCTCCAACAGAAACTGTTCTTGTAGCACTGTTTCCCGATATGCTTTCGTTATTAAGGCCGCTAAGTGTACTAAACGGAGCCCTGAGCTTATCCCGTTGGTTCATTTGCTGACTATCAGCTGGGCATCGAACTCTTACGTCCCCGTCATCATTTGCATTTTTTGTTTGGCTGCGAACCCCTGGGCGCATAAGAGGGTTCACCTTATACATCAAATCGTTGCCAATTGGTGCATAGACACCAAAAGTCGTCTGTGTACTTGGCCGGTTAGACGAACAGAAATCTGTGCGGTCTGCTCCGTTCCAGTACACCTGAAATACATCTGTGCTACTTGAACTGCCCTCATCGTTAGCATTTGACCGGCCCGCTACTCTGTCAGCCCCAGCTATTCGGCCTCCATCTTTACTGAGATAAAGCGTTACCCGTGATGCCGCTTCAGTGGCAGCGTTGCTGTCAAAAATATACCCCTGTAGTGTGCTGCTACCAACTGCAAAATTATTCGGGTCAACACTGCTAATAGGGCCTTCACCGAGTAAAAATACTCCGCGTATCATCTGGCCGCCGCCTAAGCTCAGAATTTGATTCCAAACCATTGGCATGTTGATCCTAAGGCCGCCGTAATCTGTGCCAGATATGGTTTCTTTGCGTGCATAAACAATCGGGATAATGCTGCCTATGGTTGCAATATCTTGCTGCGAATCAAAGCCATACCTTGGCGCAAACCGACTGTTGCGAATTACTGTGCTGCCTTCCTCTTGGCGTTGAGTTGGCTGGCCACGTTCACCCGGGGATTTTGGCGCGGAGGGCTTTAGCAGTAACGAAACTGCAATGGAGCCTACGGCAATGACAAGATTGACGATTGCAATAACTGTTGCGGTTGCCGCCACAACAGCAGGTTGCGGTCCCTCCGCTGCGCGTTTCCGTGCCTCAATCTGGAAATGCCTGTACTGCTCTTCTGTAAGACCCAGAATCTGAGCTATATAACGATCAGATGGCAGCATTATTCAAACCTCCGGTATTCCATCTTTTTACACCGTTCCACTGGAATCCATCGAACACCTTTTCGTCTGTTGACATGTAACAGACCTCCGTCCACGACAACGCCGATACCAATATGATCTGCAGCTCGGAACATTGTCAGAGCGTATTCTTCCGGCTTATCCAAGTCTATTGTACTTTCTCGATAAAGCAGTGCTAAAGCTTCGTAGTTACCCCGTTCTGCCATACTCAACCACTCCGCATCCAGCGCAGGATGTGGAACACCTGCAGCGTCTAAAACGTTCCAGGTCATAATCAGGCAGTCAGCGCCTTGGCCGTTATTAGGGTCAGCTCGAAACTTATGGGGAAGCCCAATCCAGCGGTGCCACATCAGCCGACAACCAGTGCGCCGCTGGTTGGTAATTCTCCCACTAGTGTAGTGCTTAAAGTTCGACGGGGTATTTGAGCTTTTACGGCGTCAAGGGGCGATGTCAGACGCATAGTTACTGTTGTTATGTCCATCTCATAAGAAGCGATGCGCCATATTTCGGTTGCAATTAACGCTTCGTCCGCAAACGTCAACGGGTCAAGGCTGACGGTTTTTATCTCCAACATGTAGCGGTTCTGCACTGCTTCCGCAAACAGGTTTACCGAAAGTGCGTCCGTTCCAGCGACAAGGGCAGCATTGGAACGTTCGCCGCCGCGAGCACCGCCGCCCGATGAAACGGCAAATGGCGCAAAGCTATATGTCGTGCCGCTATACGTTCGTGTCTGATTAATGCTGAAATTTTGATACGACGTTCCTGTGTAAACGTCCGCCTGCGTCTTAAAGCGAACGTAATTTACAAATGCATATGCGCTCATAACCCAACACGCTTCCTAGTTTTTACGCTGTTCTGTAACGCTTGTAATGCTAATGCTCGACCACGTTCAGCAGCTTGGCTGACACCTGCGCGGTGCTGCTCGGCAGTTACATATTCCACGTTATTGATCACTTGAGATTCGTACCGCACATCAATTGGTTTGATGTTGCCGCTTGCAGTGTTCTCCATGGCACGTTCAACACTGCGCTCTTTGTTGACACTCGATACAGATTCCAGCATCTGGCGCGTCTGGTTTATTGCCGTGATCCTGTCAACTGTGCTGCGGGACTCGCCAAACGTAGAGCGGCTGCTCACGTTGTTTACTGTGTTCGTGCCAGCAGATCCAAGGTTGTTGGCTACTTTCTCGATGTAGTCGCGGGATGTTTTGAGTTCGGAGGAGTCTGCGCTTTGCTCGTCCCCGGACTGGACAAGCGCATCCCGTGCAGCTGATACGGCTTCCGCTTGGGCAGTTTGTTGCGCAGCAGCAATGATTTTTTCTACCGTGCTGTCCCCGCCAAGGCGTTCTTTTAAATTGTTTGTTGTAGACGATCCAAAGGTAGAAACTGTCTCTCCGTTGCCGCCGGATGTAGCGCCGAGTTCTTTGACGAGCTTGTTGACGCCTGCAGTTTCGCGTTCCTTGGAGATTCTGCTGATGCTTTCGATTGCGCTGCGGGAATCGCGCAGAACTTCACTTAGCCGACCTGGCTGCTGGGTGGTTCCAAGCTTTTCAATTGTTTCTTCTTCCTCTGCAGTAAAGCCGCTGCCGGTAGCGAGTGCATCGCGGGCTGCCTCAAACTGGTCGTTGTTGCTAATGGAACCGCTCGCTCCAGGGATGAAGAGTTCTGGTCCTTCTTCGCCAACGATGTAGGGCGTGTTTGCGCTGACTGGGCCGCCATCAGCCATAAACATTGGTGTCCCTAAAGCTTGCAGGCCCGTTTTCACGGCAAAACTTAGTAGCTGCTTACCTATATCGGCAAGAACACCGGACGCAATTTCTTGAAGAGATTCGCCAAGGCCTTTAGTCCCGTTTATCAAACCTTCAATGCCTGCCCCGATAGCGTCAACTATTCCTGTCTGGATCGTGTTTCCGATTCCTTTATACAGGGCGTCAAGTTCAGCAGCCTGTTCATTTCGTTTTTTGGCTGCAGCATCCTCTGCTTTATTATCTACTACAAGACCTTTTTGCTTGGCTACCTCGGCGGGTTGATCATCTTTTAGTTTAAGCAATTTATCTATTAAAGCCTGAAGCTTAGGATCATCTTTAAGTGTATTTAGTAATGTAAGCTCTGCTACAAGCGCGTCTACAATGTATGTAAGACCCTCACTAACTTTGTCTATGTTAACCAGTTCCTCAGCTATGGCAGGGTTTACGCCATTGCGTATCAAATCATTTATAGCTACGTTTTCTGCTAACTGGTCCTTTAAACTTTCGGTTATTTGATTTTGCGTTGTTAAAATAGGATTTACTTTGTCTAACATGTCTTGAATAAGTTTGCTACCAGCTTCGTATTTGCTGTTTTCTTGCGTTAGCTGTGCAAGCAGAGTCTTACGTGCTTCTATTACCTTTATAAGCTCGGACTCAGCCTGTGAAGCAGGGCCGCTTGTATCGGTCAAACTTGGTAACGAACCAAGTCCCTGTACCTGCGGGGTAGCGGGTATTTTACCCTGGAGCTGCTGAAGAGAGCCTATACTATTTCTTATTTCCGTAATTTCAGCGTCTATTTGAGCTATGACGGCGCGAGCTTGGTTTTGAAGCTCTGGAAACAGATTAGCAAAAGGCCCGCTTATCAGTGCTTCTTGCCCCGCTTTCGTTGAAAGTAAACCACCTTCTTGACTTTTCTTTTCTGCGATTAAACGCTTTAAGGTAAAATCGTAACCAAATTTAAAGGACTCTTCACGTTGTTTTGCTAATCGGTCATTTATGTCAGCAATTTTACGTGTGCTGTCTTCGTTTAGTCTGGCAATACTACGCGCACTATCTTGCTTAAACCGTTCCAGCTTTAATTGCGCTTCAAAAGTTTCTAACTGAATTTTTTCTTCTGTTAGTTTTTTATTTTCATCGGCTTCTTTAATTCCGTTTTTGTACCTTTCTACTGCCAGTGTAATTTGAGCGGCAAGGCCGTCGCCCGAAGTGGGGTCTAAGCCAGTTTGCAACTGCCCCAAAGCTGCAGATCTGTCAAGTTGTGCGCTTCTTCCTCTTTGTACAAGCCTAAGCTCTTGTTCTCTAAAGTTAAGTAACGCTTTAACACCCTTTAACTGTATGTCCTGTACTGCTCTAGCTGACTTAATTTGAGCGTCTTCAACTTGACGCTCAAACTGAATACGCATATCGCGGTATGTTTTGGCGGTGCTTTCGTTTAAATTTTTAATTTTCTTTACGTTAGCTTCTTGCGCGATTAAAATATTATTTTCAATTTCTAGTCGTGTCTTTTTCTGTTTTTCAATTTCTATAGCTCTTACTAGGCTAATTTGCTGTTCGATGCGTGCTGTTTCTTCTGGGGTTCTTCCACCGCCTAGTTCTTCTTGCTTGTTCAGCACAGCCTCAACAGACGCTCTTTTTTGTGCCTCAAGATCAATAAGTTGCTTCGCTACTTTTAAATCATTGGACCTAAATTTATTAGATTTTTCTAAAGCACTATTATATTTTTCCTGCTCTTTTAGTGTCCGAAACAGTGCTTCAGATTCTTTTACTAAAGCACTTCGCCTTTTTTCGTATTCCGCTGTACCTTTAATACTTTGTTGAAAAAGAAAATCACCAAGTTCCTTTACTCCCGGTATCAACCGAACTATGGCGGTGACGGCTGTTACTATGCCATTAAACGCAAAGAGAATAGCTTGAACACCGCGCAAAAGAAGCGTTACTGCTTGAATAAACGGTGCAGCAATAATGCTAAATGCAGCTGCCGCTGCCGCTGAAACACCTTGCCAAGCCTTCTGTAACTCGTTAGTCGAGCCAGCGGCTAGTTTAACTGCTTGTCCATCTATATCACCCGTCTGTGTAAATAGCGTTTCGTTTATTCTTCTTTGTGCGCCCTCAGCGTCGTTGTAGCGATTTAAAGCGCGTACCTGGGCGTCTAACTCAGCGGTAACACTAATGCCTGAATCACGCAGAGCATCCATGTTAGACGCTGCTACTCCTATCAAATTACCTATTGACGCTGCCTTAGCTACTAAAGTATCAAAAGCAGTACCTAGTGCCGTACCAACTAGGGAAAGTCCGAAGCCAAATTGCCCTCCTAAAGATCCGCCTAACGCGCCACCAGCAGCACCACCTGCGGCAGCTCCAACTCCTTGACCAAATAATAAAGGAAATGCACCGCCAATAATGGCGTTACTTCGCATGTTTTCTGTTTTTTTAGCTTGGGCTGTGGCTTTTTTAGCTGCGGGACTACCTAAGATGTTTTCCGCGCCACCAACCGGGCTGCTCTGGCCTGTAAGCGTTAATGCTTGGCTCCTTGCTTTGCGTTTATCGGCTGAAGCTTTTAAACGCTTGTCAAAGTTATCTACACTTTCCTTGTTATTTCGGTTGATGCGTTGGATTAACTCATCCTGTTTTTCGCCTTCTATTTTTGCCGCCGCTAGGACAGCGTCTATTTTTTCAGTGCGTAACTGTCTGATAAAACTTCTTTCAATGTTAAATAATTCGTCTTGGTAGTTTTTTAGGGCTGCAAATTCTTCTTGATTGGCTTTGCTTTTTAGTGCAGCTTCCCTTGCGATATCTTCTGCGCGTCTGGTGCGGTTTTGTTTTTCAAAACGCTTTTCTGCAAGTTCCTCTGCGCGGGGCGTAGATTTTTTGCCCGTAATGCTTGAACTGATTGTTTCACCGCGTGCTTCTGCGGCTAAAGCTTTGACTTCGTTAGCGCCACGGACTAGTGCTTCCTGAGCGTCTACTTGCTTGGCTTTTTCTTGCGCGGTTTTCTTGCTTAAAGCAAAAAGTGCTTGCTCAAGTTTTATGCTATCGTCTTGTACAGCCTTGAGCCTTGCAACACGGCCCCCTACTTCAGAGCTTTGACCTACTAAAGATTGGTCTGTCCCAAACGTTGTTTTAGCGCCTAAAGGAGAAGATAAAGCTGTCGAAGAAGATAAAGCTGTGCTAGAAGCCGCACCTGGCCCTATACCACCTGTGTACTGTGTTTCACCTCTATAGGCACCGCGTAAATAGCCGCCTGACATTGTGGTGGCACGGCCCCGTTGCGTGGGGGCAGCCGCTTCGGCGTTATAAGCCTTTAACTCTTGAGTGGCTACTCGCCTTTTGGCAATTTCTTCGTCAATTAACCTGTTCTGGCGCGACTGGGCGCCTTCAGCACTTAGCAGGGCGCTAACATAAGTTTTTATGGCTGCAGTTTCTGTATCAGTTGCTTTCGCGGCTTTTTCGGAAGAAAACGAGACTACTTTTAAGTTATCTGCAGCGTCTTTAAGTGCTTTATTGTAAATTTGTATATTTTGAAGCGTCTTGTTCTCAAACAGATCTCTAGCGCCTAAAAGATCTATCTCTTTTGATACATTGCCAATGTTGCGCTGTAAATCCTGTAATTTTTGCGCGCCCTTTACGCCTATTTCAATTTCAGCTCTGTATGCCACGATCCACAGCTGGTACGTCGCTTTCTATTCTAGGCGCAAAATAGTCTACCTTCGGCGGCGGGCTTTTTCCATTTGTTTTTCCTGGTCCTCATTGAGCACCTGGAAGTAGGCGCTCCAGCCCAGTAGTTCTTCGGGTGTCATCGTGGTGCGGACTTCGGTAAGACTCATGCCAAGCTCCTTCGCAACACCAAATTGCAGCATGAGCCAGTTATCTTTGCGAAGTTCCGCAACTAGGATTTTGGGTCCATTGGCTCTTCGTCTTCACCGCTAAGAATGGCCAGCATCAAAGATTGCAGATCGCTGTCCTTGACTTCGTTTTTTAAAATATCGATTTCACCGGCAGAAAAAAGCTTGGCGCCGTTCTCGTCCTGTGCTTTGCTAATCAGCAGCTGTAGTGCAAACGCTCCAGCGTCGTCAGACTTGGCTTGCTTCTGGGCGCGTTCGCGTTCAGCCATGGTTAGCGGGCTAATCCACATCTCAAATGTGGTGCCGTCAGACAGCTCAACTTTGCGCTTGCTTGGCTGGAGATTTGCTGCTTTACGCAACCGATCAATGGCGCGATTAGATCCAGCGGGCATGATTTGTACTTGACTATAAATTAACTATAGCGTAGCGCATTAAAAAACCCCGAAGACCGGGGTTTAATGTTTAACTGAATTGCGGTGACTTATGCGGTAACGCTGAAGTCAAACACAGGTGCCACTGCTGGACGGAAGTTTACCGACACAGACTGGGCGTCATCAGGGTTGATGGCCAAGTTGGCTGAAGTAAGGATTGCGTCGAAGGTTACTGAACGGCTCAGTGTGTCGTCAACAACACCGCCCGTAAACACACGGTCGATATACAGCTTGAAGGCTGCACCTGTTTGTTGGCGCTGTAGAACGTCCTCGATAATACGGTTGCCCATATTTGCGTCTTCGTTCGTAAAATAGAACGTCGCAGATCCTGAGCCTTCACCAAAGCCAGCAATAAATGTCCTGAATGGGACGTACTGCTGGTTGCCTTGACCGATGGTGGTTACATCAATCTCAGCGCGGCTCATCTCAAAAGACCATTCACGCACCTGACCGACTACAACGAAAGCGTCATAGGCAACCTGGAACTTATTGGGGGACGTTGCTGTCCCAACATCGGTAAGGTCCACAGCGGATCCGCCTTCAGTGGCAGATACTTGCATTGCACCAGTGGATGCCGTATAGCTGATGACGTAATAGGTGGTTGCTGTAGACAAACCAGCAGGCAGCGTGCCAGTGCCTGCGCCGTTGGTAGTGGTGTTGACTAGGCTGAATTGCACTGGGTCGCCTACCCTATACT